AACGATTGTTCGCTGAAACTTATGCAAGGGATGGCGAGGTCATTGTCAAACTCATTCAGAATTTTGACAATCCTCATAAGTTCGCCATTGAATTTATAGAATCGGATTTTTTAGACAGCGAATATAATGAACACAGCAAGAAAATAAGAATGGGCGTGGAAAGGGATGATTTTGGCAAACCCATTAATTATCATTTCTTGAAAACACATCCCTATGACACTGCCTTTCCAACAATGGAACATTATGGAACGAATTATAACACCGTTCCAGCAGAACAGATCATACATTTTTATCATCAGGAACGACCACATCAAACAAGGGGAGTTCCACCACTGTCCGTTTGCTTGAGGGATTTAAAAATGCTGGATGGCTACTTGGAAGCTGAACTGATTGCTAGTCGAGTGTCGGCTTGTAAGATGGGCTTCTTTAAAAGTGGTGATTCAAACAGTTATCAAGGCGAGGATATTATTGAAACAAACACGCCTGTGATGTCAGCTTCACCAGCTAATTTTGAACAACTGCCTAGTGGCGTGGACTTTCAAGCGTTTGACCCACAACATCCAACGACTGCTTTCAAGGATTTCACCAAACAAGTCATCAGAAGCATCGCTAGTGGACTTGGCATCAGCTATAATACACTTGCGAATGACTTGGAAAGCGTGAACTATTCTTCTTTAAGGCAAGGTGCTTTGGAAGAAAGAGATCATTGGAAATGCGAACAGAATAAAATAATTAATCAGTTTCACAATAAGATTTTTGATAGTTGGCTGGAAATGAGTTTATTAACTGATAGGCTCGAAGGACTACCAGCGAGTAAATTCAATAAGTTCAATGTGCCTGTCTGGAAGCCTAGAGGATGGCAGTGGATTGACCCTAAAAAGGAAATTGAGGCGTTGCAGATAGGCGTAGCCAATGGCTTTATCACTATGCAAGATGTTCAATCAAACTATGGAAGGGATGTGGCTGATGTCTTTGAACAGATACAAGTGGAAAAAGAGATAGCCGAGCAATACGGTATTCAAATGAACTTTGAGCCGTTTGGTCAAAAAGAATCCGAGCCAGAGGTTGACAAGGGTGGAAAGACGGATGAAAATTAGGTAGAAAAAGATTATGAATGAATTAAATAAAAAAAATGAAATTGAAAAAAACAAATCCGATTGCGAAGATGTTACGAAGCAACCCATTATGGAAAATGAAAGTGATGTTAAGCAAGAAACTCTACACACGAAAGAAAAAAAAGAAGATGGATTATCCAAAGGTGATGCAGAACTTGGATTAGTTCACAAGGAAATGGAAAAGCCAGAAAAATTTGAAAGGATTTTTCATTTTAATTTAGAAAAGAAACAAAAACCGTTTGATGAAAAATCAAGAACGGTTGACATTGCATTTAGTTCGGAAGAACCTTATCAAAGAAGTTTTGGTATGGAAATTCTTTCGCACAAACAAGAAGATGTGGATATGGAATTTTTCAACGGTGGCTCTGCACCACTGTTATTAGACCACGATTCCACAAAACAAATTGGCATCATAGAAAAAGCCGACATCAGCGAGTACGACAAGATGGGTCGTGCTACGGTTAGATTTGGAAAATCCAGCCTTGCTGAAGAAGTTTTTAATGATGTTCTGGATGGCATACGGAAAAATATTTCCGTAGGCTACGAAGTGACCAATATGGTTAAAATGAAGGAAAATAAAGGTGATGGAACACCAGATAATTTTCGAGTTTCTTGGCGACCATTAGAAGTGTCTAGCGTTTCTGTTCCAGCCGACACATCGGTTGGCGTGGGAAGGTCAAGACATAACATTAACCCTGTTCTTTCCAATGAAGGAAAGGACAATAACTATAAGGAAAAAACGATGATTGAAAAAATCGAAAATCCGAAGGTTGAGGAAACTAAAGTTGATGTTAAAACTATTACCGACAATGCTCGTAAAGATGAATATGCAAGAATAAAAGAAATCACTGCAATAGGTGGAAAACACAATTGTAGGGATTTGGCTGACAAGTCTATTCAAGCTGGTGATTCTGTTGCCGAGTTTAGAAGTATAGTTTTAGATCACATTGGTACTGCAAAACCTTTGGAACAAAAAGACATCGGACTTTCAGAAAAGGAAAGCAGAGGCTATTCCATTGTCAGGGCTATTAAAGCTATGACAAGTGGCAATTGGTCTGATGCTCAATTGGAAAAGGAAGCATCCGATGAAGTTGCACGAAAAACAGGCAGAACACCAAGAGGAGTTTTTGTGCCGTCTGATGTAAGATGGACAAGAGATTTGATTCAAGGTGTAAGTGCTGATGGTGGTGCTTTAGTTGCAACCAATCTTTTAAGTGGCTCATTTATTGAGGCGTTAAGAGCAAGAATGGTTGTTAAACAAGCTGGTGCATTATTTTTAAGTGGTTTGGTTGGCGAAGTTGCTATTCCAGCACAACTTGCAGTTAATTCTGCATCTTGGGTTGCTGAAAATGCTGCTGTAACGGAAGTCAATACAACATATCGTCAAGTTACAATGTCACCTAAAACATTAGGTACATTTACTGACATATCAAGACACTTGATACACCAATCAACTCCAGCGATTGAAACCATAGTTAGAAATGACATAATTAAGTCGCTTTCTAATGAAGTGGACAAACAAGCCATTCAAGGCTCTGGGTCTAGTAACAAGCCAACTGGTATTTTAAATACATCAGGTATTGGTTCTGTTGCTATTGATACGAATGGTGGTGCGTTTACTTGGGCGAAAGCTGTTGAAACTTGGAAAGAAGTTGCTACTGACAACGCAGACATAGGTGCGTTGGCTTGGGTTACTTCACCACTTGCAGTTTCTCGTTTAATGGCTACGGCTAAAGTTGGTTCTTCTGATTCTGTAATGATTATGAACGATCAAAACAAACTTTTGGGCTACAATGTCTTTTCAACAACAAACTCTCCTGATACTCTTACAAAAGGGTCATCAAGTGGGGATTGCTCTGCTTTAACATTTGGGAATTTTAATGACCTGATTGTTGGAGAATGGGGGAATCTCGACATCAATGTAGACCCCTATACTAATAGTTCTAAAGGTGGAACTAGGATTATAGGATTATATGATGTTGATGTTGCTGTTCGACACGCAGAAAGTTTTGCTGCAATTCAAGATAATAATGCGTAATTATTAACACATTTACAAGATTAGGCGTGGCATTGACCACGCCTTTTCTTTTATATAAAAGGTTAATTATGAAAATAAAAATTATAAGGGGAACTGTTGTCAAGGGCGTTGCTTATGAAAATGGAAATGTTGTTGATACCGACCAAGAAACAGGATTATTGCTGATTGGGTTGGGTAAGGCACAAGAAGTCAAGCCAGAAGATAAAACAGAGCCGAAAAAAAAAGAAAGAAAGTTGTTCAGACGTTAACAACTAAAAACTGTTCTTCTCTTGTGGGTGTTTATCGTGGAAGTTCCATATCCAAAAGTTGAGGTTAGGTGGATTGACACCATTAGTCATTCTGAATGGCACGACAAGGAACAAATGTCAAAATTAAAGCCCTCTGATTGTAAGAATCGTGGCTACTTGTTTTCCAAAAATAAAAAGACTACTATACTGTTTGCTTCTGTTACATTTGACGACAAGGGCGAAGTTGATAATTATGGTGACATTACTGTAATACCAACGCCAAATGTGATAGAAATTATTGAGGATAAAAAAAATGGCAGTGGAAACAGACACAATAAGAAGCATATACTTAAACACAAATGATTATGGACAAGAAGCGACATACACACCGACAGGTGGGTCTAGTAGTACGATTAATGGTCTTTTGGATAAGGAGTCAGATGATATTGAATCTGGTGGCGAGGTTGGTGTCGTTTATTCTACCACTACTTTTACTTGCCGTACTTCTGATGTTTCTAGTGCTAGTTTTGGTGATTCACTTGTAACGGACAGCGTGACCTATACGGTTAGGAAGGTTGAGCCAGATAATAATGGTATGACTGTCCTGACTTTAGAAACTTAATGATTGTTGTTGAGAAAAGGTATAAAAATTCAAATGACAAATGGGAATTTGATTCAATTTATTATGATGGATTAGAAAATGGGAAGAAAAGAGAAAAAAAATATGCTAAATGTTTTAAAAATGATGGAATATACGAATACAAGGTAAAATTAGATGGCACACATAAGAAAAACAATTAGGGAAAACATCGGAACAGCCTTGACAGGGTTATCAACAACAGGAACTTCCGTTTTTGAAAGTAGGACTTTTCCAATTAACTTTTCAGCACTTCCAGCCTTGCTGATCTATACAAAGGATGAGGAAGTAATAGAATTTTCACTAAAGACACCAAGAACACAGTTTAGGCAGTTGCAAGTTATAATAGAAGCCCACATCAAGGGAACTTCCAATATTGACGACACCATAGACACGATAGCAGAGGAAGTGGAAGAAGCGATGGTTACGGATGTCACTAGGGGTGGACACGCAAAAGATACAAGGTTAGTTTCCACAGAAATAGAGTTTGAAGAAGCAACTTCAAAGGTTGGACTAGCCATATTCACTTATGTTATAGAATATGCAACAGTTGAAAATGCTGTTCAAACAGGAGTATAAACTTATGAGTGAAGGAACAATTATTTTAAAGTTTCCAAAATCCGATGATACCATAAAGGTGACAAAGGAAATGGAAGAATATTATTTGAAGATGGGCTACACACATACATCAAAAGTTGATAATCCAAAAGTAATTAAACTAAACCCAAAAAAAAAAGATAAGGAGTAAAAATGGCTAATCATACAGGCGTTTCTGGTCAAGTTAAAGTTGGGTCTAATATTATAGCAGAAGTAAGAAGTTTCTCTTTGGACACTACTGCTGAAATAATTGAAGATACGACAATGACCGATACTTCAAGAAGTTATCAAGTTGGTAAAAAGGGTGCTACTGCAACTGTAGATTGCTGGTGGGATGAAACTGATACGAATGGACAAATCGCTATTATCGAGGGTTCAGAAGTAGTGTTAAATCTTTATCCAGAAGGCTCTGATTCAGGCGATTACTATTTTTCAGGCACTTGGCTGATTGGTAGTAATTCTATTTCTATTCCGACTGATGGTATTATTGAAGCTAGTTTCAACGCAACAATGACAGGTGCATTAACTAGAGGCACAGTTTAATATTTGTTGTTTTTTAACAATTTTAATATTATATTGTTTGGATGAGTAAAAAAGAGAGGGCGATTAGTTTTGCCACTGAACATTTTTCAACGCAAACAACTAAAAAAATCACTGTTCTTGAATGGAAAGACGACAAGGGCAAACCATTAGAAATATTTTATACGCCTATGAACTTGGCTGAAAAGCGAAAGTTGTTCAGGCTGATGAAGCAAGATGATGTGGGTGCGTTAGCCGACCTTCTCATTATGAAAGCGAGGGATGCCGATGGCAATAGATTGTTTTCGCCAGAGGACAAGGATGACTTCTTGTTCAAGGTTGACCCTGATGTACTTTCCGATGTCGCATCAAAAATATCCGTTACACCACAGCCAGACGAACTAAAAAAAAACTAAACGAGGACAAGGAACTTGAAGCCATTTGCTTTTTGTCCGAGCATCTACATCAAACAGTCGAGCAGACCTTGAAAATGACTGAAGCAGAGTTTAATCTGTGGATTGCATATTTTAACAAAAAGAATAAGGATTCAAAACTGAAAAATGGCTAATAAATTACATTATGACATTACTGCAAAAGACAGAACAAAAAGGGTCTTTAGTGCATTAGGAAGCAGTCTTAAAAAAGTGGGGAAGGCAGTGTTCAATATGAAAACTGCATTGGTCGGTCTGGCTGGTATCGCTGGTCTAGGCTTGTTGGTCAGGGCTTCTCTTAAATCAATTGACAATCTTGGAAAACTATCAAGACAAATTTTCATTTCAACAGAGGACTTGGGGGCGTTCCGACTTGCATCGGAACTAGGTGGCACATCGCTAGAGGCGTTTGCCAAAGGTGCGAGAACACTTGCAGTCGGCATTAACGATTATCTTGTCAAGGGTACAGGTGTTGCAAAGGAAGCCTTTGAACAACTGGGAATAACAGCAGACGACTTGAAATCAACCAATGGCGATCTGTTTTCACAGTTTGAGTTGGTTGCCGATGCCTTGTCACAACTGAAAGACGGAACAGACAAGACTGCCATCGCCTATAAGTTATTCGGTGGAAGAAACATTGAATTGCTGACTGCTATCGAAGGTGGTGCTGGTGGATTAAGAAAAATAAGAGAGGAAGCTGAAAGGTTTGGATTAACATTATCGGCAGAAATGGTTGCAAAGGTCGAGGCAGTTAATGATTCCATAACTAAAATGAAAATGAGATTCAAGGGATTGATAGACCAGATTACTGTTCGTTTAGCACCAGCATTTTTAATACTTTCAGAAAAAATAGGTGCTACTTTTGACAAGTTCATAAGTAAGCAAGGTGGATTGGATAAGTTTGCAGACACAATGGGGTCAACTCTTTTGACAGGCGTTCAAAAATTGTTAAGGGCGTTTGGCAAGTTTGCAGTATTGATGGACAGAATTTTTACAAGGGTTGTTGATTTTATAAAATGGACAGGATTGTTGGATAGTGAAGAAC